GAAGATGGGACTTGAACCCACACGCAAAATTATGTTATTGCCGTAAAGTGTAGGAATCAAGCGGTTTTTCCGACTTTCATTCCGCTGAAAAAAGCATGAAAAACTCACTTTCGGAACAAAAGTGAGTTGCAAAGTGAGTTATTTTGCCACCGTATCGTACTGCTCCACAGCGGCTAAAATTCTCCCACGCAACGCCTGCGCGCTGGCGTGTTCGTTTCTGTATTTTTCTTTGATGTCTTCCAGCTCGGCGACCAGCTTATCATAATCGCTCGGCACCTGCGTATCGTCATTGAGATACTGCCGCACCAACGCCAAAAACGCGCTCCAGTGCGGTCTGATATAAGCAGGGCAATCTTTCCTTGCATACCAGTCATGGTGCTGGTAGACTGCGGTTTCATCCAAACCGTGCCGTTTTAGAATAGCAGCGCAAAGTCTTGCGCCGTTATCTTCGGCAATCCGGTTATACTCGGCATTAGTGCCGTCCATGATGATCTCGATGGCGATGGTAGTGCTGTTGCCAGGGCCGTAGTTTCCATCAGCAGCGTGCCAGCCGACCTCGCTTTCGTCAAGGTTCTGCCATGCTTCGTTCTCGTCCACATAGTAGTGGACACGGACAGACCCCATGTTGCAGTTCGGGTAGGTCGCGCGGGTGTACTGCTCGGCCATTGTGGTACCGCTGGGGACTTTAATCCGGCCAGTATTGTGAATAGTAACACCGTTAATGGGGGATAACGCCCGGTTTGCCTTGTACTGCGTACCTTTGCGGTATGTATAACCGGCCTCGGTATAGTCTCGGTTCCATACGGCGCTATCAGGAATAAGCTTTTCACATACCTTTACGCCGTTATCATAGCGTACATTGTCGGGAGAGAGGAAAGCCATTAGGCCTCCCCCTTTCCTTCGGCATCCAAAATAGCCGCATCAGTGTGTTTGACCATGCCGGTGGTGGCTGCGTCATATGTACCATTAGCAGCCAAAGCGACAATAACAGCGTTCAGCAGGCACAGCACCACGCCCTGTACCGTCAGAGCAGCACCGTTAAAGGCTTCCGCTCCGATGAGGATGGCCACAGAGATGATGTAAGCAAGCAGCTGGGTGTTGATGTTCTTGAGGGGGGTCTGCTTGAGGAACTGGGTAATGATTGTGACCATCATTACAGCGCCAGCATAGGTGCCAAGGGTCTGCCAAGTTACAAATTCGTTCATTTCCATTCTCCTTTACTTTACGAGGTTATTGGCGATTACAGCGACAACGGCAACAGCAATAGCTGCGCCGATACCGGTTAAAATAGACCGGAGGACAGCGTTCCAGTTGTCCCCCGGCTTTCTTTCCAGCGTCTCAAGGCGTTCGCCCTGTCGGCTTAATTCGGTTGTCATGGTCTCCATGTTGGTGGCTAAGCGGTTTACACTGTTGGCGATCTCGCCAAAGGCTTTCACGCTGTTTTCTAGGTTGTCAATCCGGTGGTTCTGCCGCCGGTTTTCATCCTCCATGCGCCTGGCGAATTCTTCATGCACATCTTTGGGGAGGAAAATATCCATTAGGTTACCTCCTCAAAATACTGGCCTATAAGTTCATGCGGCAGGTAATACAGCACGATGGTGCCTGTTTCATTCAAACGCTTGCAGAGGTAGGTTTTCTTGTCCTCCGGGTCGAGGTAGTATTTGCCGTACTCGTATTCCATGCCCTTCGATGCCGGGATGGGATCATCAATCGTGCCGGGAGAACTGACATTGACGACTACCCACAGGGCAGGAACGGCCGGAGGTTCCCAGCCTGCCTGTGAGGTGTGAGCCTGCAAGCACTTGTATACCTTGCCATCGTGCCGTCTGCGGTCACCCACCGCATACTTGGTATCAGTCTCCCATGGCAGGAACAGCATAGGGTTCTTTGCTGCATCAGCATCTGCCATGGTGCCGGTCACGCTGTCGATGCTCGTCCGGATTTCCTGCGCCTGCTCTAAGATGTCATTTCGCATTGGCTGTTTCCTCCTTTTCTTCGGTCTCTACGCCAAGGGTTTGCAAAGCTGCTTTCAGCTGTTCCAGCTCTGCTTCCTGCTTTGCTTTTACTTCTTTGGCTTTTTCTGTATAGTAGCCCATTTAGTTCACCCCCATAATGTTTAAGGCTTCCTGCATATCGGACGCCATGGAACCACCATCGAAATTTTCTATTTCAGCGTTTTCGAAAATGGTATCTTCCGGTACTTTCCCGACAACATACTCCGCTTCCTCTGCCAAACAAGGAACATAGCATCCGTTTGGTGCCTTCTTCACATATACCAAGGTGTCGGAATAGTATTCCTTGCCTTCTGCCTTGATTTTATACATTGTCACACCTCCAGTATCATGGATTTAATTCTGTTAAGCTCCTCAATCGAAGCATTGAAAAAATCATAGTTCCACAACCAATAGTCATCGTGTTCGGGGCGTTTGTATTTCAGCAAGGATAAATCATCCCAAATCCTATCCCATCGGTCTTGGTACTTTCCGTCTGTGCGGTTATTCAGCAGCTTGATTATTTCTGCTGTTAGTTTCCCACGCTCCAAGCCTTTACCATCATCATTCCTTGCAAAATAGTCATAGGCGTTTTGGCTTTTTATATAGCAAATGGGATTCCCGCGGTGGCTGATTACATTGTTGGTTTCATCAAGCTTTGTGCCATACGGAATGTTTACTTCACCACACAAGGCATTTTGCTTAAAACGGTTAAAACAAATATAGTCCATATGTTATACCTTGAAAGCGGTGGACACGCCCTGCGAAATTGAGGCGTTGTAATAGTTGGCACTGCCGTTGGCGACGACAGTACAGAAACTGTTGGAGTAGCTGGATGCGGGAGAACGCTCCCACCAACGAACATCAGTATCAGTAGCATTATGCCGATACATTACCTTGCTGTTTCCCGCAGAGTAATAGCTGTATTGTTTAAGATAGTTCGGCTCCAGCGTTGAGGCATGGGTTCTTGTCCCGAATACTTCATATTCCGCAAGTAGGAACACATCATCCTTCGTAGCAGTTGGTACTACAGCAGCAATGCCGCTTCCTGTATTATCGGTATAAATAGTGCTGGTCTTAATAACGGTTTGAAGGTCAGACGGGAAAGCTGCTTTAATAAGTGGCATAATGTCATTCCTCATGCCACAAGACGCCCAACCCCCGGCACTTGTTGTCGAACCACTTGCCGAAGAAGCATTCATACAGAACCACACGCTGCTACATTGGTTGTTGTATCGACTATCGACCAAACATACAGGCGTACCGTTCTTTGTAGCTTTGAATCCCTGAAATGCTATGCCATTTCCCTCACGCTCTGAGTTGTGATTAAAGCCAATGATAAACACCCAAGCAGAATAGTTGGTAAGCGTAAGACCATTGGAAACTTTGCCGTTCATGGTCACTTCTTTGCAGTCACCAACTGACCAGAAGTTTGCTCCCATGTTTGCGTCAGACACTTGCTTGATGGCTGCCCAGCTGTTATCGTTCAGCTCCTGCATCACCAATGCAATATCAACTGTGGCAGGGACGATGATTTCCTGTGGTGCAGATACAAGTGCTCCGCTTGTTGCGGAAACCGTCCATTTGCCCTCCTGTGGAATTTTAAGCCGAGCCTGACCACCAACAGAAACGCCTGTTACTGTCTTACTGCCAAGAGTAGCAGTAACGGTCGCCCCGTCAGCGACATTTGCCACAAGCTCAAGGCCGCCACCACCTGCAATAATTGGATTGCCGTAAATTACGCTCATGCAGTTACCTCCGTGATGGTCACCTGAACCGAAAGATTGGCGTTGGGCTTCTCTCCAAGCGCTTTTGCGGTAAGGGTGCCATTGTTGTTTTCAATCCAGATAGCGCTGGTGCCGCTGTCGATGAGTACACCGAGGGCTGTTGCGTCCATTTGGATGTCTACTTTGCTGTTGACTGTAATACCGCTGATGGTAACGGTTTGGCTGTACGGACTTTCTGCGCCCATCCAAGATGCGGCAGGGAGGGAGATTTGCTTAACCACAAAAGTGCGGTTTATTTTGTACTCCATTTTACCGATGGCCTGCGTTACCGTGTCTGTTGCGGTTACATTCTGCCGGGAGGTTGCCTGCTTGTAGCCGGGGATTTTGATTTGGCTGCCGGTGTAATCGCCGGTTTGCGGTGTCACCGCTCCGGTGCGGCCGTTAAAGCTCGAAACAGTACCGGGGCTGATGGTGTGCGCAACATACTGTAAATCGGAAACCATCGTCGGCTGTGCCGTAAAAGTTGCTATCGGCAGCTGATACACCGTACCGCTTGCATTGATGTCCTCCTGCACGAGTGCGGGGAGCGGGTCTTGCGCCTGCGTAACAAAAGCAATCGGTGCTTCGGTGTTTGCCATGTCAATTTGGATAAGCAATCGACCGGGGACGGAGCCGCTGGTCGGGAGCGTAGCATTGATGGTCTGCGCTTCTACCACAAAGTTTCGGCCGAGGATAATTCCGCGGCCATCCGAAACATTGATGATGTTTCCGCCCTGTGTTGTTACCTCAACGCCGGTAAATATACCGCTGTCGTTGATGATGTGATTATACAGGTAAGCATCATCGGTAGGGGTAACAATAGATGCGTTATATTGGAGTAGCGTTATCATGCGTTTGCCCTCCTTTCAAGGATTAGGATTTTGGTCAAATCGGCGCGGACAACGCCAAAGGTCATTTTTGTGATATCCTGTGACCGGGTATAGCCGGTAAGGATGGATTTGTAACTGCTGTCTCCGTCAATTACAAGCACCTCTGTACCAATGGCCATAGAGGTATCAAGCACGCCGCAGTCGTTGCGGGCAGTCAGCTCAATCATGTTGTCATACTGCTGCGGAGTGAGTGCTTCGTATGCCTTTTGATAAGCTGCGGTATCAAAGTCTACATCGGTCTCCAAAAACTGCGCTGCGAAGAATACCGGCGTAATCCGGTCGGAATTGTTGGTGTCAACCTTTCCGTTTGGGTGCAGATAATAGGTAACATTCTGCGTTTCATCCGCTTTGTTGTAGATGGTCACCTTGTTCAGCTGGCCGGAGCTGTCGCCAATGATAATATTTTTATCCACAATGGCTTGTAGGCTTGCTTCGATGACAGCGCTTTCACTTACCTTTCCAACCGTAACGGTAATAGCCTTATTCTGCGGGTCAAAGGCCATGTTTATGGCTATGCCGTAAGCTGTCAAGGATTTGGTAATGATCTCGTAAAAGCTGTGGATGTTATCCTTGAGGTTCAGCGCTCCGGTGGTCTCGGAGGTCGTTTCCACCGTCATGCCGGTGATGTTTTGTAATGCATCATGGGAGGAAATGAAATTGTCCGTTATGATACCGGCGATAAACTGCTCTATTTTGGAGGATGTGGCGCGGTCAAAATGCACATCAACATCAAACAGCGCCATCAATGGCTGTGCAGAGATGGTCACGCCTGTTTTGTCGGTTTCGACATCATCCACGATCCCCTGATAGGCTACAACGCCGTTTTGGTCGGTCACGCTGATAAAATCGCCTTTCTTTGCATCGATTTTAACCGCCCGAAGAGTGGTTTTTTCCGCCGTTAGGTAGTCAAACTGTATCTCCGGGCTTTCAATCGGCGCAAAGCTGCGGAAAGTATAATCACGAGCGAACACTTCACACTTAAACAGAGTACGCAAGTTTTTCCACCTCCACATATGCGGTTATATCCGATGTTCCGTCGTGCGAAAATGTCAAAGTGCTTTCCCCCGGCGGAGCATAGATAAATCTTCCGGTCGAAAAGTCGCTGGACTGGTACAGGTTTTGGATGTATGTCCCGTCCAGCGCATACTCGGCGATCTCCATTGTTGCAGGGTCAGCATCAACAACGAGTTTGTGGCCGTCAGGGATTGTTGCGGTTACTTTTCCGACCGCTACACGGGTACCGGCCTTGATAAGCGCCCAAGCAGGATTGACGACCGGCCCGAAGATTTGCAGCTTGCACGGAGATGCCAAATCTCCGTTTCTTATCTTTGCAGTTCCTGTTGCTGTTTCTGCGTAATAATATGGATAGGTATAGCTGTACCTTTTAATCCCTTGGTCTGGCGCTTGGCTTTGCGTTACCTTAACAGCTTCGTGCCAAGTCCCGAAGCAGAGGAATGTAATCGGTACTGCCAAATAGCCGGATTTCAGCTCCGACTTATCCGCAGACTGCACTTCGCACTTGATTTTGTACCATGTGTCCAGCGGAGAATACATCAGGTAAAGCGGGCCTTTTGTCACAAACGAAATAAACGCCTGATACCGTGCATAGTCGAAGAATATCATTTCGCCTGTAACGGCATACTGGTTAAGGAAATCATCCGATACCAGCCATGCGCTTCCGGCTTGTATGGTGGAGTAGGTTTTTCCGAAGCCCAATCCACCCGGCGCATTAAGGTACGAAGTTTTATCCATCAAATCCCACTCGGCGCCTACATTGTTTTGGAGCTTAAATTTTCTCATTAGTAGGCCCTCCCGAGTGCGCGGTTTACTGCCTGCACCAAATTGCGGGCAGCAGCTTCACCAGCAGCGTTGTCGTAACCATTAAAGGTGTTGTTCATCTCGATGGTAATTCCACCACGGCCTGCGTCACCGTTGAGGGGCATAACATGAGCACGCCCACCCGCCATGGTAAGCAGTTCTGGGCCAGCTTCGCCAACAATGGCGCTGCCGGAGGATAAGATGCCGCCTTTCGCAAGGTATGCGATCTTCCCAATGGTCGGGATATTAAAGCCAAGCGATTTACCACCCAGCACAGGCACCCAATCCGGAACATCAAAGTGAATGCTGTTAAGGCCGTTTATCATCCAGTTAATGGCGTCAATAACCATGTTGATAAGGCCGATGATGCCATTAAGAGGAGCCTTTGCAATCGCCACAAGGGCCGTAAAGATGCCCTTAAAGATTTCCTGAACACCTGTCCATGCTCTTTCCCAGTCCCCCGTGAATACGCCACGGATGAAATCGATAATACCGTCAAAAACGGCCTTTATGGAATCCCAAATAGATTTTACTGTTGCGAAGAAGAAATTTAAGATTTCCCCCAATATTCCGAACGATTCCGACCAGTCAGTCGTAAATACGCCCTGCAAGAAATCATCCACACGCTGGAGAATGGCTTGTATCTCATCTCCACTTGTTGCAATCCAAGCAACAAGTCCTACAATGGCAGCTATGAGCAGCACGATAGGATTTGCGATTATGAAATTTATGGCCGTTATCAGCGCCGGGATAACCGTTCCAGTTATAAAGCTGATGGCTCCGGCAATTCCCGAAATAATACCTGCAATCGGGGAAATCGCCGCAATAAGGCCGCCGACAATAAGGATCGTCTTTTTAACCCCATCGTCGAGATTTGTAAACCATTCGATTGCATTTTGAAGTCCTGCGACGATTTTATTGATAATCGGCAGCAGGATATCACCGATGGAAATCGCCAAGTTATTGAGCCCGTTTCGGAGTATTTTCATCTGGCTTTCGGTCGTTGCGTATCTTTTGCTTGCCTCGTTGGAGAGGGCAATATTTTCGTCCCATGCAGTATTTGCGGTTGTAACAGCATCGCCCAATACATCGGACGCAAGGGCTAACGCACGGAGCATATTGGACTGGCGAATCCCGGAGAGCCCCAATTCATCCAATACGGAGATTGTGTCCTCTCCATTTTCGTTCATCTTCCCAAGCCCGCCGATGAAAGCACTGATTGCGTCTATCGGTTCATTGCCCCACATATCTGCGAATTCAGAAGCAGATACACCAGCGATCTTTGCGAATGTTTCAAGATCATCACCGCCGGCAGACACAGCCTTGCTTATTGCGGTCATTGTTTGGGTCATTGCCGTACCGCCTGCCTCTGCGTTGATGCCAACCGAGGACATTGCGGTAGACAATGCAAGGATATCCTGTTCGGACAACCCGGCAACTGTACCAGCAGACGCAAGGCGTGTAGCCATCTCAACAATATCGCGCTCTGTTGTGGCAAAGTTATTACCAAGGTCAACGATGGTACTGCCGAGTTTGGAGTATTCATCAGCGGTCGTTCCGGTAATGTTGGCAAATTTGGCAAGTGCAGAGGCAGCTTCATCAGCGGAAAGGTTGGTTGCTTCGCCCAAGTCGATCATAACGCGGGTAAAGTCAAGTACATCATCGGTGGCAATACCCAACTGTCCAGCAGCTTCCGCAACCGCAGCAATCTCCGTAGTGGACGCAGGGATTTCTTCTGCCATGTCCAATATGCCCTGCCTGAGTGCCGCAAGCTGCTCTGTAGTGCCGTCTACTGTTTTTTCAACGCCAGCAAAGGCGCTTTCAAATTCTACAGCCGCTTTTGTGGCTGCCACTCCTGCTCCTGCAAAGGCCAAAGATGCCGGTGCAAACTTCTTTGCAATGTTCCCGGACTTTTCTGCTATTTCGCCGGTAACCGCTGAAACCTGTGCGAGTGCCGCACGGCTCTTGGACGCTTCGGCCTGTAGGTCTTTCAGCTTTAGTTCGGCGCTGGTCAGTTCCCGGACTAACTCACGGTATTGTTTTTGGTTGATCTCCGTGCCGTCCGCCATTTCCTGATCCGCTTTCTTTTTGGCGTTTCGGAGGCTTTCAACCTTGTTTTCTGTATTTTTGATTTGTTCCCCGAGCAACTTCTCCTTTTGCTTGAGCAGGTCAATATTGGTCGGGTCGAGTTTCAGCAGGCGATTGACTTTATTAAGCTCCGATTGTGTCCCACGGATTTCGCTGTTCAGCGAGCTGATCGCTTTCGACAATCCCTTTGTATCGCCGCCGATTTCAACAACGATGCCTTTAACATTTTCAGCCAATCTTACCACCTCCTGCGAAGAAATCACGCAAGCCGCCGGGTCTGCCCTTTATGGCATACTGTTCTGCGTCGTTGGCCTTTTCGATCATCAAATCATAGACCATTCCGCAGGTCATGTCCTCCAGCGCTTCATCGGATAACCCGAGTTCAGCGCAGCGGAGCATAAAGGTTGACCCGGTGGGCTCACGCACGGTTTGTTTTATTTTTTTTTTGGAACAGCGGTAGTCTTGTTGTTCAGGCTCCAAAGCTCCAAAATGGCAGGGAGCACTTTATAGATGGAAAACATCTCAAACTGCTCCAGCCACTCGTCAACATTGTCCGGGATGGACCCGTCATATTGCCGAGCCATGATAAAAGCGACATCCTCAAATATTTCAAGATCGCTTATGGAAAAAGATCCGTCCTCGGATGTCGCTGCCGTTTGTAGCTTTTGCAGGTCACGGACAATATCCCGACCCACTTTATGGCGGTAGATGCGTGGGGTCAGCGCATTAGCGCACAACCCTACGCTTTTTCCGTCGATCTCGATTACTTTGTTCATTTCAGCCTCCAGTCGTCGGAGTGAATACGGCGGTGTACCAGCCGTTCACGGTCGCCTCCGGGGTCTCCGCCGTAGTGTAGGCAAGGGAGTTGCCGTTTGCCAGCGGGGAAGCGGTGATGCTGACGGTTTGCGTCTGCGGCTCTACGCTCTCGGTCGTGGTGTTCAGCTCACGGGTAGGCCGAGTGCAGGTGCAGTTGTAAAGAACAAACTTCGTCCCGTTCACATCGCCCTCCTCTTGGAACAGCAGTGCGAAAGACTTGGGCTGAATGTTTGCATTCTCGATCATCACCTTGCTGGTGGTGTCAAGAGTATACCCGAAAACATCCTTGAGGAATGCTTCGGGGAAAACGGCAACTTCGAGATCGCCGGTGTAGCCGCTGTTCGCCACGGCTACGAAATACTGAATGTTGTCCGCATAAAACGGTGTGGTATCGCCGGAAGGCTCCAAAGACAGGCTAACTGCGCCGGGGATGGCTACGGGAGTGCCATAGGTGTTATTTTCCCCGTCGAGGATAGCGTAATGGACATTCGAGATACCGAATTTAACTTTATCAGCCATTTTTACACCTCGATTTCATAAACTACTTGGTTACACTGCTGATCTTCAATGTAACTCTCGGACTTCTGCCAAAACAGAGAGGACAAGGCCTGTTCGACTTTGCCCTCTGCTGTTAGGTCTTTATCTTTTGTGTAAAGCTCAACCTGTATATGGTTGATGGGGTGATACACCACATTGTCAGCGCCAAAATTATTGGAGTAGGAGACGCGATAGAGGATATACGGTAACTTTTGCGGCTTATTGAAGTAACCGTAAGCTACGGGCATCCTCGTCTGTTTTAACAGGGAATTGACCTCTTGCAGTGTCATCCTTTCTTAATCACCACCTTTACACGGGTTAATAGTTTCTGCTCTGCCTTTTGCTCCGCTGGGCCGATGTGGGGGAATGGGCGGGCAGAGCCTTTTGCGGTTCCGCCTGGGCCTGCGTGACCATGTTCCAGCAAGTGCGTGAGCTGGTAATCCGTTTTGTTGAAAATTCGCATACGGATATCGCTGTAGCTCTCATATGCGACCTTGTCACGCCAACCGGCCTTATAATCGCCGGTCTGTACCGGGCTGCCGGTCACAATGTCTTGGCGGCATTCCTTTGCCACCTGCCGAACCTCTTTTTTTACGCCATTCGTAACGGCCTGGTCATAGTTTTTCAGTTCGGACAGGATTGCCGTTGTCAACTCATCCGGTCTAACCGTTTTCGACATCGTTGCCCACCTTTTCCTCTAGGTAAAGCTCTATTTCATCGCTGCCTGTTGCAAAATAGGTGCGATAAATGGAATAGCGTGTGCCGCGCCACTCGGCTAATTTCTGCCCAGCATAGTTGGCGATAGGAGTAACCGCCACAAGGGACGGCTGCAAGCCGTTTTGACCGGCGGAATAGAACTCCGCCCGTGTAGCGGACTGCAGCCGCGCCCAGACCTGTGTTGTGGTTTCTGTGGCAATCTGTACCCCGATATCGTTCTGCTCAAAGGTTTGGGAGATCAATGTAATGAGATCATCCAAATCAACCACCCACCTTTTGCTCAAACAGTCGGTTGTTGAGTGCCCAGCGCAGCATACGCGGCATTGCCACTACTTTCTCTCTGCGCTGCCGGTAGAGGTAAGCGGCGTACATCTCCACCAGTACGGCATCACCCGTACTGGTGGAGAGCACGATGCCCTCGGTGGCAATGTACTCTTTGGCAGACGCGATCAGCGCCAAGAGATAGTTGTCCAGCGCTGCGGTGGAAAGCTGCAAATCTACTTTCAAGATCACAAGGATGTCAGCGTCTGTCATGCTTTAACCCCCCTTAGGAAGCCTTGGTTACATTGACGGTATAGACTACGGTCTCGTTGCCGTTCTTCACGGTTACGGTCAGAGGATGGGCAGTGCCATCAGCCAGCCAGGTAACAGAGCCGCCGTTCTTCACATTGGCGTTGTTGTAGGCGATAGCAACCTGTGCGCCTGCGACCTCGGTGGTGGCGTTTACGGCAGCAGTCGCAGCGGAAGCGGTAGCGGTGTAGCTCAGAACATCGCCGTCAAATGCGGGACTGAGAGACAGGCTGCCGACAGTCAGAGCGGACAGCTTGGCGTTGTTGGCGGTATCAGCCGCAAAGGTCATGGAGGTGGTTACGGAAGCGCCGTTAATGTTAATCGCCACAAAAGCGCCGGGGATAACGGGCATACCGTCAGCACGCTCTTTGCCGCGGAATACGGTGTTGTCCTGAATGAACTGAACCTCGCGGGATGCTTCGATGGTCATGCCGGAGCGCTGCGCCCACAGGTACAGGTCGCCATAGCCGCCAACGATGTCGCCATCGGGGATAAATTCGAGGATTTCCACATCACCGCCGATGATGGGCATGGTCATACCGTCAAAGGTGACATACCGGCCCAAAGCGGTAGCAAGGATTGCCTTGGACTGCAGAGTAGCCAGGGTCTTGCTATTCATAGCCCAGAAGCGCTCGCCGCGGGAATAGCGGGTGAAGGTGTTACCAGCAGCAACAGCCAGCGCAGCCCAGAAAGCCTCGCCGGTGGAAGCGGTGGGAATGGTGATGATGTTGGAGGTGTGCAGGTCAACCCAAGCAGGAGCATTGGCCGGGTAATCGCTGGGTTTGCTCTCCTGCGCCAGACGCGTCACAATACCGAGAGGCATCTTCTGACCAGCGCCCTTGCCGTACAGGATGGCCTTATCCTTGGCAAGGCCGATAGCCTCGGACAGCATCTCGACGATCCAGGAGGCGAGGTTTACATCGTTATCCTCCAGCAGGGAATTACAAACAGGAACATAACCGGCAACCTTGAAGCCGTCAAGAGTGATCTGGTTAAAGCTGAAGGTCAGCTCATTGATGGCGCCACACATTTCAGTCCAAACGGCCTCGGGGACAGTACCGGCAATGGTCTGACGGGCTTCGCCATTGACATTGCGGATGCGGACACGACGCATCAGCTTGGAGTAGCGATACATATTCTCGGCAATGAGGTCGAGGAATACAACAGGGATGGTCAGCTCGCCACCGGTGATATCTCTCTTGCTGTGGGCAGCGTTACGCAGCTCCGCAAAGAAGGTCTGCACATCGGGCTGGGCTACGATAGCGTCACGCTGCTCCTTGGGGAGAGCGTCAAAGGCGCGTACATTCATAGGGAGGGAGCGAATGTTGATGGTATTCATAGTAAAATCATTCCTTTCGTCTTTCTTTTTGGGTTCGTGGTCAGCTTTTGGGGGATCTTTTTCAGCGTTTTCCAAATCCTCCTCAAGGCCCTTAATTTCTGCGGACAGCTTTTCCTTTTCGGCGTTGTGGGCATCCTGATCCTCGGTAAATTGGTTCATTGCATCCTCAACTGCCTGCTGCTCCTCTTCGGTAGTGGCTTCGCCAATAGCCTTTTCGATTTCAGCGGAGCGGGTTGCAAATTCGGCATCCTTGGCAATCAGCGCATCAAAAGCGGCCCTTTTCAGTTCCAGCTTTTTGGCGATCATAATGGATTTCAGTGCCATATCAGCACTCCTTTCTTAGTTTTTTGAGAGCGTCGGCTCTCCATTGGTCGAGCTTGCGCTCATTGATCTTTTCAAGGTCTTTTTTCCTGGCTTCTACCATGGTGTCCTCATAGGCCGGGAAGGTTACGACCGATACCTCATACAGCTTGACTTTGCGAATTGTCCACACAGTTGTGCCATCCGGCCGGATTTCGGTTTCCTCATCAAGGATGTCAAAGCCGAAAGAACACTGGGAAACATCTCCACGCTTTACGCGCTCATAAGCGTTCATGGCATCCTGATCGGCTTGGTTTACGAGGATAGACCCCCAAAGGCCCAAATCGTCAACGCGGAGGGTCAGTGTACCAGCTGTTGTTCTGCCAAGCACGATTGTGGTATCATGGTTGACCAGCGCCCGAATATCATCACCGAGGGTACCATCAAAGGCTCCTCGGTCAATGCGCTCGATGGCTTTATCCCACATCCGGTATTCGCCGGTAAAGGTGGCGAAATAGCCCTCAATGTAGAGTTTTCCATCAGCAGCGCGGGTTTTGAAGTCGCCACTGCGGCTGATTGCCTGTCTTGCTCCTACCATTTACTCACCTCCTCCGTTTAGTTTTTTCTGATCGCCAAGGCGGTCCGCGGGAATGTAGTTTTCAAGGGCCAAAAGCTCATCCATTCCCTCGTGCGGAGTAAGCCCAACCCAACTGCGCCACTCGTTCCGTGTCATTGCCATGCGGTCAACCATTTCCGCGCCAGCTTTGATGGTTTCCTCCAAGGAATAGTTGTAGAGGGAGCGGACATTGAAGCGAAAAAAGTAATCCGGAGATACGAGCAGCTTTCGGCTAAACTCCTGCTCCAAAATCTGTGCAATCGGCATGATACGGGAAGAAATAAAGTTGTTCCATTCGTCTCGCTTGAACTCGCCAACGCCCAAAACAAAAGGCGGCACGCCAAGAATGGTTGCCACCGTCGTTTTATCCAGTTTTACGAAGTCTGCCAGCGCAAGATCAGATAGAGTAAGGGGCCTTACCTGTTCCACCGAGAATTGCTCGGCAGGAATCAGCCAAGGTTCCCCGGCTTTATTGCTTGCAACAAAATCGCCAAGGAGCTTTGCACGCCCCTCCGGGTCAGAAAACTCGTCCGTCAGCGAATCCACCTTCACGATAAGAGACGGTTTCCATTCACTGGCCATGAAACCATTTTCTGTTTTCGCCGCTTGCTTGAGGTTATTTGCCACATCAGCCAGCGCAATGCTGTACCCAGTGCCTTGCCATGGGTAGTAATTGCTCGGATTTATGGCAAAATGCAGCACATCCTCCGGGTCATAGGGTTTCCCAGATATTTCGATGCTATAATACCGTTCCCCATTCGGTACAAATGCTACAAACGCCGCCGGAATCGGGTCAAGCCGCCGGAGCAGCCCCTTCCGGGTCTTTGGGAGCACTACAGCGTTCCCCCGGCCATCCAGCAGCATTGTTTTGATGATCCACTGGATAAAGTTTGACCGACCCATGTAGCTGTTCGGCTCGATATCAACCACACGAGACAGCCCATTTTTAACCCGGATATCTCCACTATCGGTGTTTTGCATCAGATAGATTGTCATACTTCCAATTAAAGACGCAATCCTATCAACAGCGGCACAGATTTCCGGGTTGTGCGCAAGGTCTGTATAGCCGGAACAGGTTAGGTCTTTCCAGCCGGTTCCATCACACAGGCATACAGCGCTCCGCGTTTGGGGCTTATCCCGAGAGCGGAAGCGCTCAAAAAAATTTGCTATGCTCATTTATCACCCCACCATTTCTTTCCTGCTTTAGATTTATCCAAAGCCTCCAAGTACCGCACCGTGGCGAATACGGAGGCATCGAACACATCAATTCGGTTTGTCGGTCTTACCTTGTCGTACTGGATCATGTCGTCTGTCTTTTCGACGGCCGAGACATTCCCAACACAATACTCATATGCTTCGGAATGCATATAGTACAGCGTCCCATTTTTGGCGCTCTGCTCGATATGCCGGAAACCTTCTGATTTCCTGTAAAAATACTGCGGTTGGTCGATAATGTTAAACCCAGCCGATTTCATGCCAATGAAATACTCTCGGCAGAATTTACGGTCATGCCCCACCTGTCGTATTCGGAAACCGCGCTTTCGCATTGTAACAAACCAGTTGACAACATCGGCGTGGTTTACGGTTGGACTGTTGCACATGGTCAAAAGTCCATCATCGGCCCAGCCGAAAAGCGGTATACCATCCTCGTCGGCCTTAACATGAGCCTGCACCACAGGGAACCAAGCGTGACTGATGATGATATCCACGCCTTTGTAATTCCCAAAAAGCGCAGCCGCCGTTAGGTCGTGCATTTTTGAGAGGTCTGCACCACCGTACCAGTCTATTGGGAGCTTGGAAAGCTCGTCCAGCGTCCAGTTATATTTTTCATCGCTTCGCCGGAATTCGTCGAGGTTGAAATAGGACTTGATAGCCCCGGTATAGACATTGAGAGACTTTGCGAAGAAATCTTTCCGCTGCTGCGGGTCATTCTGCGCCTGCAAGCTATCGTTTAGAATTTCCTCCGGCCGGATGGAAACGCCATAGGCCGGATTGGCCATCTCATGTACCAGTGGATTGGTATAGTCGATATTCCCCTCCTCATCCGGATTGGCGCAACACATAAAGATAAAATATTGTTCGTCCTTGATGGTGCCATCCAGCACCTTTCGGCAGTATTGCAGCCGCTGCCCAAGGAAGCCCTGTTCGTTATCGCCAGCCGTGGAAATACCTATCAGCAGCTTATTGGTGTAGGCTTTCATGGCTTCCTTAAAAAGGTTGTACTGCTTAGGCTTGGTAAAAGCGTGGATTTCATCGCAGATCGCAATATTGCAGTTAAGAGAATCCTGCGCATCCGGGTTTGCAGCCAGAGCGCGGATAAAAAACGAGCCGTCTGGAAGCTCTGCCTCCATTGAGTGCTCGTTGTTGTTGTCAATGATCTTTACACCGCCGCCATGCTTCTCATCCTCGCCCATAAGCCGGATGTTATAATCCAGAAAATTAAAGCTTTCAAGGGACTGCATCAGAGCCGCGGCCGATATGTAGGTTTTGGAACCGCTGCGCCGGTACCACAGGGACAGCGCCCATGCGAGGGAAGCGGCAAAACTGGTTTTGATGTTCTTTCGAGGGATAAAAATAAGGGCTTCATGAAACCGCACCACATCGGTGCCTTTCAACTTAAACCCAAGAAGATTGTATATGATGAATTTGTGAAACGGCTCCAGCAGGAACGGCTTTCCCCGGAGCGGTGTGCCGTCCAGCTTTTCCCCCTGCTGGTGGCAGAGGGTCTTTTCGATGATTTGAATACAGAACTCCGGCCCTTTCGGCGCGAAATCGTACTCGTCATTATCGAGGTCAGCAAAGAAACGGTCAACAGCCTGCCGCAATTCCTTGCAAGCTACCTTTCTCCCGTCTCTGATGCTTTCGGCATACTCAAGGACTACGGGCCAGTTCTTACCCTTAATCTGTCTCAAGGCTGGCAAGAGCAGCGGCAAGGCCGCCCTTTTCCTCCTTTTCCTTCACTCCGCCGGTCATTTTGCGGAAACTCGATGGAGTAAGCCCCAATTCGCGCCAGTATGCCAGTGCGCTCTTGTTGAGGTCGTCCCACAGAATCAACAGAGGGTTTTTTACCATGTTTGTGGCGTTCCCTTTGTTGGTATATTCGATGACGGACTTACCGCCGGACTTTTTGAACTCGGCCTTGGTCTTATCCCGCTGTTCCAGTATCTCTGCAAGCGTTTCTACCGCAGATTGATAAGATGGGTCGGCCGTACCGAGTTTTTCCATCTGTTTTCCGATAGTTTCAACCCATTTTTCCTTTGTCATGGCTTCCCCTTTCTCAAAAATATACCGTAGAGTTGGAAAAAGTTCCCCCCGCCGGTCCCTATATAGAGGCGGAAGGCGCAACGGATAGGGGGGGATATTAGTAACGGCCCCTTGCTGCTGTAGCTTTTTCCGGGTGCTGTTTGTTGTGGCATCCCTCACATAGACTGATTAAATTTTTATCGGCGAAGGCCATCTCTGGGTACTCGTCAGCGTGTTGGATGTGGTGGACGGTTGTTGCCGGTACCGCTTTGCCATACCTCTTACAGTGCTGGCACATATATCCGTCGCGCTTTAATATTTGCAGGCGCTTTCTTCTCCAATTGGGAGAATTGTAATCAAACGGAACCATCGCCAAGGTTCCTAACTATTTCCCATTCCCTATCCGATAGCGTCCATCGTTCTGCTGCCCCTTCTGCTGCTGCTCTTTCTTCTGCTGCTGCTCTTTCTGCTGCTGCTCGTTCCGCTGCTGCTCGTTCCGAAAGTAAAAGACCGTCACCGAATATTTTTTTTCCCTTTTCTTTCTGCTCGTCTAGCGCTGATATTTTTACACAATCGCATTTTCGCAGCTTGTAGTCTACCCCACGGCTTGCGTATGTGTTTGCCATCGCTGCCGTCAAAACATAATCCGGGTATTTGTTCTTTTGCAAAACTCTCTTTTTTTCTTTTAGGTGCGTTTCATTGGCAACTTTTATAGCAGCCGATAGGTCTGGCGCGGTTCTTAATACGAGGTCAGGATCGTCGAGATTTGTTACATATGCTGTTCCCACTGTTGCGCCATTTGCATAGGTTATTGTTGATCCGGTCATAATGTGGCACACTTCCATTACCGATTTTTTCCCGGACAAGCATGTAAGCGCCGGAGCAAAAAGAAAGAATGGAATACCTTTATCAAGATAAAATATACATATCTTTGCCAAAATAGAAAACGGCGGGTTATCTACAACAACCGCACCGTTTGAATAGTCGAAGTTCTGATAATCTCCTCCCGGATAAAATGGGCGGACGATCTTATCCTTGTCCACCCCGTACTCTTTGCAAACCCAGTCTCTTACGGCATCATATACCAACGGAGGCGTAAAACAATCGTCAGTTGTCGTTTTTGGAGCAAACTTATCTATAAACTCCAAATACTCTTTGCTGTCTGCTTTTTGTAAATCCATGTGCCCTCCTTTTATCATTACCCGCCCTGTCCCTCCCGGTGTCTACTATGCCGGGCTACCAATTATTGTTACCAAACCGTGGTTATCCGCTTAGTGCCTGTCTTGTTCCCGCACAGCAGGAGCGTCTGCGGCTGCTCATGGTCGCTCTCGCTGCTGGGCAGCAGCATCTTCCGGGCTGCGTAGCCTCCGTACTGCTGCCATGCAGTACAGCTAACCACTACCAGCTGCTTGGTACGGATAACATTGTTGTTACTGTCCACCACGATCTTTTTGGGCTTACTGATGGTGCCTTTGTGGGTATGGCCAACAATCAGAGCGTCAATGCCCTCTATGGTGTAGCCGAAGCGCTCATTGCGGTTGACCGTTGCACCGGTGTAAATGCCGCCGCCGGAGCCATGGGTAACAGCCATCGTATAGCTGGTGATAGGGATATCTCTTGTTACCCTGCGCCCAATCTCCAGCTTGAGGAATGCTATATCCTCGGCGTAGTAGTCCTCCATATCCAACTTGCACATGATATCGCCCATAATGTCTTGGTCGGTGTCCCTGGCTGTCCTCGCTTCGTGGTTACCGGATACCGCGCAGAGTATCTTATCCTTGATTGGCGTTAGCATTTCCACCATCATCTTTTTCTGCTCCCGCGGGCGGATATAATCCTCAAAGGGGCTTCCAACCGCGTTCCGGGTATTGTTGTTGATGAGATCGCCGCCAAGGATGAGATAAGCGTCCTCCCGCTCTACCCGGCGGCAGAATGCTTGCCAGCCCTCTTTATCATGTAGGATGCTGCCCAAATGCACATCAGATACCGGATATACCTTGATGGTGTCGCTCTGCGGGATTTTGCGGACTATTAAATCCATAGGTATCTCCTCCTTTATGGCATAAAGAAAGAGAGCGCCTTTCGGTACTCTCTGACTGCTTTTGGTAAGGCAGACTATTGCGAACTTGCGGCCTGCCAGCGTGGCACCTTTTTTACGAAGGTCATGTATCTTCGGCCGATGGGATAACGGGGCATCGGCGACCCCGTAAAAAGGAGGTAAAACATGAAGGTGGAGCACCCGATAGGGCTTGAACCTATAACCCGCTGCTTACAAGGCAGCCGCTCTACCATTGAGCTACGGGAGCAGATTGCCGGGATTAGGGGCCCGGCTCCCCATCAGGAGGAATGTCAAGGGAAGTCTGTGTTTTACCACGATATTAGTATACACTATGTTAGGCGTTATTTTGTCCCGAATTTGTCCCAAGTTTTACAGCTCGGTCACACCGTATCGGCAAATAGCGTATCTCTTTAGTGCCTCGTCCATCCTGCGGTACAGCTCCGACCTGCTGATGTGCAGCTCGTCACATAATCTATCGATGGCATTGTACTCACGCCGCATGACGGCCACCTCAAGTATCCTGCGCTGCTGGTCGGTCAGGATAGACAGGCCACGGTCCATCTGCCGCACTTGCCACTTAACCAGCTCATGGTTGACGGTTAGGTTGTCCCTATTGCAGATGGCGTTTATGATGCGTTCCTCGGCAGTCGAGCTGCCGCCCTGTACAGGTGTGGCGTCCATTTTGGGCGACCTGATGCCCTCCATTCTGGCCGTCAACATATCGATCTCGTCCTGCAGGCTGTCGATGGCCATGAGCTTTTCGTAATACCTGCCAAGCTCCCACTTACAGGTCTTTTTGTAGTCTATCATGTGGCTCCTCCTTTCTTTCGCCGTAGGAGCAGAAATCGTCCTCGTGCATCTGCGCACAAAGTATATTCGGCTGCCCCGGTGTGCCATCTCTGTACTTGCAGTCTTTGCATCTGACCACCGGCGCAGCATCAACAGATTCCTCCGTCAGCATCTTCATCCACTCACAGTCGGAAGGCTCACAGTCCATTCCCGGATACATTCTGTCGCAGATACTACAGATAATATCCACTGCAGTTTCATTTTTGATATAGGGCTTAATCATAAGTAGCCTCCTTTTCGTCCATCTTCGCCCCGCAGTTGGGGC